GAGAGAGCGCTTGTGCCTGAACCACGAGCCCCTGACCGGGCAGGTGAACCAGAGTCGTCAAACACAGTAGTTTGGCAATTGCCAATAATGGCTCCTGTACCAGCAGACGCGTCTGCCGCTCCAATATCAACAAGGTAAGCATTCCCTGACGAGTTTGTGTAAGATGTTACAAGTGTGTTGGTATAAATGCCAGCGGCCAGGCGTGTGGCATTATCTCGTTTATAACCACCAAACATCCCGTTTGTTCCGTTCCAAACTCCACAAACAAATTGTGCGGCAGTTTGTTGCGGAACGCTTGTACCAAACTTGAAGTAAAACTGAATACCAATAATATCACCTGCTTTTGGATCAACCGTTGAATCATCAGCAGGATCTTTTATTGTAAAGTTGTAAAGACAACCATCGTTTGGATCGTCCAAGCCAGAGCCTGGCCTTGAACCACGAAACTGAATCTAGTTCCCCGACATACTTTTGCTTGTCTCAAGGTTGTTCGGATCAGATGTAGAAGTAATGTCTGCCGTATCAAGCAATTTCCAAGCAGAAAAGTCCTGCGAGCCATCTGTTGCTACCCCGTCAGCAATGCCCCATGCGTGAACTGCGGTTGCCACAACATTGTTTGATGAGTCTCTGGCATCTAACTTAAGAACACCAAATTCACCGTTTACAGCCCCAGAAATCGTATATGGCCCAAGGCCCGTTCCGCTTTCGGATGCATTTCCAAGGTTGCTGACGATGGAAGCATTATAGTTATCAATGATACCATCGGTATCGGTAAAAGCGCTAAATGTTTTGCCAGAAAGGCTTGCATCTGCTGCGACATAATTTGTTGTTGAGTTGGGCGGTGTAACAGTAGAGTCTCCACCGGCCGACGCCCCAATACCCCAAACATGAAGAGCAACTGCTACGACGTTCCTATCAGCGTCCAATGCCTCAAGGGCAAGAACGCCCTTGTCTCCATCAGCAGTGCCAGAAAAGGTGTAAGGCCCAAGACCAGAACCAGAAACAGTAGCGCTTCCAGATCTGGTTAATCGTGTTCTAAATCTACGAATAACTCTTTCTGGGTCTCTAAAGCGGCTGAATGTCTTTGCGCTAATGGAGCCGCCGGCGGAAACAAACTGGCTTGTTGGCAATGGAGCAACAATAATAACATTCTTTACGACGGCACGGGATACTGCGGCTCTTGCAATAGGCATCTTAGAAAGTCTCTACCGTTGTGTAAAGGTCAGCGGAATCGATCGTGACTGTTCCTGTATCCGTTTTGAAGAACAAGTAGAAAGACGCGGCAGGACTAGCTGTTTCAACATAAGGGAGACCGATCTCATAGACAGCCGTAGCGTCAGAGAGAGTTGTAAGGCCGAAAGAAAGAGAGCCGGATGTGTCAGGGACAATACACTCGTCGCCGGCAGCATCTTTTGTTATCCTAATCACAAGAGAGGTTGGGCTACTTGCAGTGTTAGAGCACTGAACAATAAGCATCTCCGGTTTGATGTAAGAAGCATTGCCCGCTGCCTTAAACTGGACGGAACCATACTTACTCAAACTAAAAGCATCACCAACACCTGTTGGGCCTGTTAGGGTAAAACTAGACTTGTTTAGTGAGTTTCTTGTTCTTGTAAACTTTCTCTTACCTGATGTATAAGTAAATTCTGGCATTTATTGTCCCTCGCTTCTATAAATAGTGTCAGCCCATCAAAGCTTTCCAGTTTTTGCCACCGATGTTTAGAATGCCGGTGATGTCAACGCCTGGATCGTCTGGGGCTCTGCCGTCCCCTGTTAGTGGGTTTGCTGGACCCATGTTGCTTTTCTTTGTTTCCACAATGGGCTTTGTGTCTTCAAAGATGTCAACGCCGTTGTAAGCGTCCTTTCCGATAGCGTCCAATAGCTTTCTCTTTCTTGCCTTGATCTCGTCTAGGCGGGCTTGGTCGTCTCTGATCGGAGCAATGCCAAGAGCCTTTGCTGTTGTGGAGGAAGCAGGTCTGCTTTCTTGAATTACATGGCCTCCCATGCCCTTTGCAACCTCGGAGACGATGTTGGAAAGCAGACCCTCTTTGAGAAGAATGTCTTGGACGCACTCCTTAACAATGGGCTGGATAATCTTTTTTAGTTCTGAACGCTTCATTAGTCCCTCAAAATGTCGTTTAGGATGCGGTTAATCTTGTCCGCTCTTGTAAAGATGTTTGGTTCTTTTGCCTCGTGCATCGCACCCTTGGTGTGCATGAAAGCACCTGGGGTGGATGGCTCTGAAACAAAGTCAACGCAAATAAGCTGGAAGTCGTCTTCCACCATTACTCTGCCTCGCTCTTCTCGGACCGAGCCCAATCCTCGCGAGGAGATGCCGAGTGTGACACCTGATTGTGCTAGGTTCTTTAGAATGTTGCCTGATGGAGTGTCAAGAACCTCGACCTTGCCCATAAGAGCAGGACCATCCCACCACATGTCTGTTACAAGGTGGGAGGCGTTCTTTAGGTTGATAACGGAGTCGTCTGGGTGGTCGAGTTCCCCAAGGGCACGACGCTCTTTTACGAGTTTCCAATAGTTTTCGATCTCACGCTGGAGAACTTTCTTGGAATAAACACGGCCATTTCCGTTTGGCGTGTCGTACTTCTGCATGCAACCGGTCATGTAGAACTTCTTGCCATCAGCAACAAGTTTCTTTTCTGCTTCGGTTAAGAAGTCTTGGCAAATGCCTCCGTCACAGAGGGCGTAATATTCTCGTAAAAGTGTTTTTCCCATGGTTGTTTCCTATTACTCTCTTGGAAGAGCCTTTGCTTTTACTGAAATCTCTCTTGCCAAGGCGGAGATGCGCTCAAGTTGTTCAACAATGGCATCTGCTGATGCTCCGTCCATAACCATCTTGATGACCGACCTGCTAATCAGATCGCTGATCATGTTGGCTCGGCTTTCGATCTTGGTCGCTGGAGAATATTCCTTCTCAAACTCTTCCTTGATAATCTGTTTTATTTGTGCCTTGGTTATTTTCATTTTTGTCTGTCCATTTGTCTTTGGCTAACATCAAGCCACTTTCTACCAGTCTTAGACTTGAAGAAACTTTGTAGTTTACCTAGAGGGCCGGAACCGTGTGATCTGTAGCCTCTTAGTTCGGGTAAATATCTGCCATACAGTTCACCGTCAAGATTACCAAAATAATCATTGTATTCTAAGTTACCTACAACTTCGCCTTTCTTATTTTTGATGTCGTAGTAAATCGTGGCTATGTCTTCAAACTCGCCGGGAGTAACCTCTTTTCCTGTTCTGACAACTTGCAGCCCTCGCGCGAGCGGGTGTTTGTGGACTTTTTCAAGTTCTTCCTTAATGATCTGTCTAAGTTGTGATTTAGTAATCTTCATGGTTTGTGTTTCCTAAATGTTTGGCGGGCGCAACCCGCCCGAGTTAAGAGCCGCTGCAACAACGGCGAACTTCTGGAATGTTTCTACGTCGCATTGTCTGCTCCTTTTGTTATTCTGAGACCTTCGTCATTGACCACCATAGAAAGTAAATAAGAGACGCCGGAACCAATCCAGCCACAAATAAAGAAGTTTGCTACGGTGTAGTCAAAAGTAAATAGTTCTGTCCAAGCGTTTATGCTGAACAAAAACCAGCCGGCGTGGAACCCAAAACAAAGCGTGCAGTTAAATAACTTGCCAAAACCCCAAAGCCAGTCTTTGCTTGGTCGGATCCTGTTAAAAATGCTCGCATAGACGACAAGGTAAGTCAAGCCATAACAAGCAAGCGAAAACCAAAGTAAGTCCATAATAACCTCTCAATAAGTGTAGGACTGCCAGTAAGGACCGTAGGTGTAGCCTGGACGGAGTGTTCCCTTCGTTTCTTCGTGTGGAACCTCACCCAACTCTGTTGATTCCTTCTCATCAGGATCAACAAAGTGCTCAACCTCCATCTCCTCAAACTTCTCAACAAACTCAAAGTAGGGACGCTCGGAATCGATCCACTCTGAAATGTTTAGAATAGTCATGTTTGGAACATTGAGTTCGTCGGACGGTAGAAGCATTCCTTCCATGGAGCCATAGACAGAGCCGCCTTGGACGGTTGCTGGGTCAACGAGGCCCTTTTCTGTAAGGTAACCGAATAGCCTGTCCTGTGCTCCGTAGACCATCTCGGACATTAGATCTTTGGAAAGAGCGAGAACCTTGTTCTTCTGAACCATAACAACAATGTCAATGTCGGAGTGATCCTTGATGTAATAATCACCATTGGCCGTCTTGGAGATGTTAAGTTTGATCTCCGCAACCTTTGGTGCGGGCTGTGGTGGGGCCTCTTTCTTTCCTCCACCGATGGTGATTTTAATAGCCATTAGTCAACAAACTCCTTGACAAGTTGCTGGACCTGCATGACCTTGTGGACAAGGGCTTGGTCGATCTTCTTTGTTTGGAACTTGTTTAGGGCCTCGGACACAAGGTTCATCTTTTCGGAGAGTTCCCTGTCGTCTTGGAAGATCTCTTTGTTTCTTGCCTCGGACACTTCTTCTTTGAGGCGGCCGATCTCTTCATTTAGGTAAACACGGAACTCGGTTGCCCTGTCGCCTGTGCAAACAATAAACTTGTTTATTAGGTTCTTCTGCTCGGTCAAGAGTTCACCGTCGTACTTTGTGTTGAAGTTTTCAATAACCTTTTTGTAAACCAACTTGTCCATGTGTGGCATCTCGGTCTTTGTTGCGGCAGCCTTCGGCCTGGAAGTTAGTGAGCCAATGACAGTTCTTTCAAGGAGGACGCGACTTTTGACCGGAACCTTCTCGGAGAAGATTTGGTGGATGGTAGCGAGGTGCTTGTAGTTTGGAACAAAGTTAGAAAAGACATCGGTGCCAATAACCTTGTTGATTCGGCTGATCATAGCAGACTGCTCGTTGAAGATCTGCTTCTTGTTCAACTTTGAATACTCTGCCTTTGCCTCGTTTAAAAGGCGCTCGGCCGTATAGAGGTCAAGGTGCTTTGTTTCTGAGAGGGTCTTGATTAGATCAAGCTCATTACGAAGCGGCTTGCCTGGGGCAAAATACTCTTTCATAGTCAACATCAACTCTTGTTTGAGTTCCTTGTTGCCATGAACAATAGACTTAGTTAGTTCCTTGACTAAGGCTTCATAAAGAAAAGCGGTGTTTCTCTTTTTATTATGCTTTAACTTCATTCTTTGTCTTCTCCATGTGTTCGATTAAAGTGTTGAGTTCCCACTTAGTCAAGTGTATCATATTTTCCTCGTTGAGGAAAGGGTCATTGTAAATAGTTTCCTTACCCTCAAACATGCCCTTTGAGATTTCACCAAGGCCGCCATAGCCAGTCATTCCTGGCATCTTGTAGCGGGCGTCAGTTGCGTAGTTAGTTCCGGCAACAGAGTTATAACTTCTTTCCCTTGCTCCCTGGCCTCTACGGTCCCTGTTCTTCTTCACCGGGTAGTAGGCTTTCCCTTTACTTACAGAGGACGGCTTGTCCTCTCTGCGGCCTGGTGCTGCGAGGAGAACATCATCATCGCCGCCGGCTTCATCGCCGGCGCCAAGGTCTCCTCCAAGGTCTGCGCCTGCGGCGCCTTCATCCCCCCCAAGATCCCCAGCGCCACCAAGGTCTCCTCCACCAAGGTCTTCGCCTCCGGGTTCTTCGTCTCCTCCGAGACCTCCACCGCCACCGAAGGCCGCTGCTGTCTCTTCTTGGACCTTCTCGGCGACTGCGGCGAGTTGTGAGTCAAACTTGCGGTCATAGAAGATCTCGCGCTGACAACGAAGGAACTCGTCGTGGGACATGTTGAACAGTTTCTCGGCAACCCAACGACGGGAGAAGAAGCCTTCTGTGGCAGCACCGGCAACGGAGAACTTCTTGTCCCAGTGTTCTAACTCTTGTAGTTCCGAGATCTTGGATGGGTTGTTGAGAGCGAGGGAGAAACTTAAAAGATCGTCGCCTCGGTAGCCCAACGTGTAAAGATGAACAATGCCCATCTTCTCCAACTCTGAAACAACTGGACGCTGAAGGCGCTGGATGGTTCTTGCAAAACGAATGTCCTTCTGAGCGAGTGTTGTCTTGTCTTCATCAGCACCCTCGGCATTGGTTAGATAGGACGCTGGGATCTTGAGGGCAGAGAACAACTTGTCGCGGAGATACTTAACATCGTCAATGTCGCCCGTGAAAGTTCCGCCTGGAAGGGAGGCAATGTCTGTTTTGCTCTCGCCTCGGACGGGGATGTAATAGTCTTCCTCAACAGAAAGAGGGTTGTAGCGAAGGTCAACACGACCGGTGCTTTCGTCAACAATGGTGTTTCTCTTCATAGAAGAGATGACCTTTTGCATGTACTGTTCCACTTCATTTGGCGGAATCTGTCCAACATCAACCTTGACAACACGACGCTCTGGTGAGCGGACGATGCGGTAAGCCATCATTGCGTCTTCCATTAGAACAAGTTGGCGGAAGATGCGACGGGCGGGCTCAAGGATGGAAGTGCCATAGGGAGCATACTTGTCGTTTCCAAGGATGCGGAAGTGGGCGACCTGCCAGTTTTCAAGCGTTAGGCCGGCTGTGTTCCACTGGTACTGAACATAGTTGGGGTTTGTGTCATCCTCGCCTTCCAAACGCTCAACCTCGTTGGAGGGCATACCAATGACCGACTTGATACCAAACTTTTCGTCAATGTCAAGGTACATAAAGTAATCGCCATACTTGCACATTGAACGACACCAGCCAAATAGGTTGTGTTCTACGTTTAGGATGTTGTGGTAAAGTGAGTCAAGGACTGCCTTGATCTCCTCGTTGGAACAACGGATATTGAGCATCGGCTGAAGAGAAGAGTGCGTGGTCATTTCATCAGCATAGATGTCGAGGGCAGAGGCGATCTCTGGGGTGTACTCCATCTGGTCAAAGTCAACATAACGCTCAACGCGGTTGTGGGCGTTCATAATGCCTAACTGGAGGTTGTAGTTATTGGCTGACTTTGCGGTCTTGAACTCCTGACCACTAGCGGAACGGAAACGGCTTTGATACTTATCTAACTGATACCTGCGAAGACGGCGCCCTGTCTGTGTCCTGCGGTTGACGAGAGGACCAGAGAAGACCCTGGTTAATGCCTTGAATAGATCAGACTGCGGGTTTCTTGTGTTTGCGTTGTTATTTCGCTTTGTTCTTCTGTTTCGTCTAGCCCTTTATTTTATCCCTTGATAAGCCAAATGCAGTCTTTTTGCTGTTGCATTTCTTTCTTCGCATTGTCGCTCCAAACGCCTTGTTGGTGACCAGTCATTCCTGGGATGCTTGTATGGAGCCTCGTAGTGTTTAGCCTCATTGAAGAGACCATT